GAAGTGTATGCTGTATATGCTGTTCTGATCTTCAATCTTCTAGTGCGCATGTCTTACTTTATAACTCTGCGTATCGCACTTGGAGTTGATATAGCAAAACAAGTCGAGGAAGCCGCAAAGCTTGCTAAGATTGCGCAGCTTGAAGCCGCAAAGAAGCAAGTGGCTGCTCTTGCTAGTTCTCTTGGACTAACGGCTACTGTGACTGAAAAGAAAGATGAAAAGAAGTCTGATAGTGGAAGTAGTTCTAGCTCTAGTAGTGGAATGATAGATGAGTGGCAGAAAATAAGAAAGGAGATTAGTGAAAAGAATAGTAAAAAGCTAACAAGTGATTCTATTAACAAAGCATTTGAAATAGTCAAGAAAGCCTCTAGTAGTGGAAAGCCAAAGAGCGACGCTTTTAGAGATGCGAAGGCTGTCTTAAGAAGAGATGATGGGGCTACTGTAATATTCGGCGGTCGTCGTCGTTAAAGAAAGAACTTTAACGGACTTGTTCTATTCATAAACAATGCCGCGTGAAACTCTACCTAAAACTGAAGATGACGGTCAGCCTATCGACTATTTAGAAGAGGACAGTGAAATCCCTACTCAGCGTTACTGTATTGTATCTTTTCTGTCTCCGGAGCGTATCCTGAAGCAGAAGGCTGAGTTCTACAACGAGAAGTTTGTAGAGTGGCTGGATTATGATTGGAAGGTAAAGGGTCTAGAACACTTCATGGCGTTTCTGGCCAAGAAGTATTCCGTCAAGGTTGATGACTTAATGGCTGATATGGCTGAGTTCACCAAGGTTCACAATGATGAGGTGAAGAAGACTGACATCCATGAACAGTATCAGGTTTTCCTTCTGAAGAACGAGAAGGACCTAGAGACTGAGTTCTCGGAGAAGGTAGAGTTCCGCACCAATGTTCGTGGTGTAAAGCTTCGCCGTGTGTTTGCGAATCTAGAGGAGTGCCAGACTTACGCCAAGGTTCTACAGCGTAAGTTCCCTCGTGATAACCTTTACATCGGTAAGGTTGGCTGCTGGCTACCTTGGGATCCTAGTGAGCACATGATGCCCGAGGTTGAGTATGCTGAGAAGGAGCTGAACGAGCTGATGCGCAAGTATAAGGAGAACGAGGTCAATCGCGAAATCTTCTTCGAGGAGGAGAAGCAGGCTAAGATTGATGCCCAGAAGAAGGAGAACGAGGCTCGTAAGCGTAAGGCTCTAGAGGACACAAAGGCTGATGCTGGTCTAGCTGAGGCACAGGACCTAGCCGCTGCCCTAGAACGCCCTATTCATCCTGCAGAGGGAGGTGTGCGTGATATCTAAATATACACTAACACAGTATAACAAATGAAGTTCATTCATATGTCTTCTAAAAAAATAAAAAGGTTTAAAACTCCACCCAAGCTTGGGTTCATTTTTAAACCTCACGGATGTTTATGGTTTTCTTGCGGTAATCAATGGGAAACTTATGCGAAAGAAGACCTTCCAGAAGGAACATATGAATCTTATAAATATAAGTATGAAGCTGAATTAGATGAATCCAAGCTTATTATTTTAAAGACCTACAAGGATATCAAAGAATTCAGTGATAAATTTTTAATACCAGAAAAAGAGCTTGAAACATTAAAAGGCACGGATCTGCTAGTAGAAGGGCTTTATATGGACTGGGATAAGGTTCGTGAAGAAACTGGAAAGGATGGTATCTATGTGAAAAATGCTCAGATAAAAAGAGCTAGATTTGACTTTCCATGGTATTCTACATTTGACATTTGTTCCGTTGCTGTCTGGGGAAAAGACGCAATAAAATCAATGACACTTATTTAAGCATGTGTAGGATAAACAGGGTTCTTGCCCTTGAGTAAATTTTGTTGATAAGTCGGAACTGTAACCTGCTTACTGTCTAATGGTATAGCGACACCATAGGCCGCCATTTCTTGGCAGAATACGCCCCAGAAAATGCCGGATACTATATCGCTCATTACACGACCATCTCTTGCTAGAAGCATTCCTATGATAGCTATCATCCAGTGATGGAAATGGATAGAAGAAGTTGTTGTAGTTGTATCAGTTTCAGTTCCGCCATACTCATACCTCCCCCATCGGTCTATACCCGCAGCGTCTTGGCGAGTTGTTACATCTGTAGTGGGCTTACCGAATGCTAACCAGCTCAGAATCCAACCTACAAACACCAAAAGAGGTAGGAAAAATATAAAGTTAGAAGCTATATCAAAGTTCGCAAATCTATGGTAGAGAACACTCACAAGATAGAAGAAGAACAGAATACCAACTGTAGCTAAGACCGCAATTGCCTCAGTTGTGAGTTTCGTTGTTGCTGATAAATCAAACTGTAGAGCAGGGTTCTCACCTATAGCCCCATAGACGAGTGTTGTAGGAAGAATAGGTAGAAGCGCCCAGATTGTCAGGGGAGTTGTTCTGAACCATAGAATAGCAAACGACCATACAAAGGCTTGAAAGGCGTTCCAATAGGCAGTTTTCATATCAAGAACACTTCTCTGAGACCATCCTGCTCTGTTCGCAATAGGATAGTATGTTAAAACAGAAATAGCAGAGATAAGACCATATAAAAACTTATAAGGCGTCATTTATTAGTAATCTAAAATTTAAATCAAAAAATTGATCTTTCGATCAGCTTAATGAACCATACAGCCCTCTTCCTTGCTCGAAGTATGGTGTTGAAATCCTCCAGCTATTGATTTCTGCCGCGCATTGCCCCTCCTCGCAATGCCTGTGAATATCTACATATCCTCCAATTACAATTCCCCCGTTCGAGCGGGTCGCCTATTGTAATATCCGAACAAGGTTACCCTTGATCTGATGTTCCACTTTCTTCATGTTTTGAAATCCGTTTTTCCGCAAAAAGCAAAAGATAACACTTCCGCTTTTTGTGGCGCTTTACTCGCTGTCCGAAGAAGACTCGTCATCCGAAGAATAGTTATCATCAATCTCGTCCAACTTGACCTTCAGCTTCTTGGCCGCCTTGGCCAGCCGCTTAGCCAGCCACTCCTCTTGAACATCGACCAAGTACACAAGCATGTCGCGGTACTCAGTCTCAGCTTCTGCTAAGCGCCGCTCCTTGTTGGGCTCGCTGTCCTCGAGGACGGCGGTCTTGTTCTCCTCGAAGATCTTCTTGGCCTTCGCAAACTTGTCCGTCATCTTTAAGGCGAACCGAGCCTTGACAGCCTCCTCGCTGTACTTGGCCCGCGCTTCAGCAAGCTCTTCATTCTTGCGAGCGTTGCTCATCTTGAACGCTGTCTGTGTCGATACCGTTCAAGGTTTTCTACTATTCAATTCTTTGACTGTTAAGAATCCATTTTACGAAGTTCCTGTTTTCTTAACCTTCACCCATGGGTCATTGCTCTTTCTTACTTTTTCAGGAGCATAATCATCCTGAGCTAACATAGAGCTTGTAAAAGGCTTGTTATCTAACCACAATGACTCATCACACATCTTGAACGGAGGATGTTCCGATGCTTTATACCAGAATACTTGGTCTTCAAGACGATTTGACTGAATCCCGTTACAGACTACAAGACATTCATAATTCTCTGTACATTGGTCCATAAACTGACAGAACATCTGGAAAGTGGGGAACATACCAGCATAGTTCTCATAGATACGCTTGCGATTTCCAATAACTGTCTCACGCAGAATGAATACAAAATCTATGTTTGTTCTTAAGTTAGGAGGGACACCGAGAGGATACTGCATAGTGATAAGTGTAGCCATATCAATGTGACGACCGTTCATAAAAACATATCGAGTAGACTCTTCATTCATCCAAGTTTTATCATAAAGACAGTCGTCTAAAATTAGGAAAGCACGAGTGTCTACACTTGAACCACCGCTTCTCAACTGACCATTTCTTTGCTGTTTAACCATCATCTGACGCTTAATAGCGCTGGTGACAATACCCGGATTATACTTATCGTGAATAAGCTTAGAAGGCACCATTTCTTGGAAGAAGGGGCTGGCCACTTCTGAACCAGAGATTACAGTTCCAATCGGGAAGCAATCTCTTGTGTTGGCAAGAATATCCTTCACAAGGAAAGACTTACCTGTATCACGCTTTCCGATTAGAACAATCATAGGAGCTTTTCTTGAGTCTTGGGCACATCGGTCCCTAATCATAGACATGTTGAACTTTTTGATGTTAAAGTTCATGTTATCTTTATTGCGTGAAGTTTTTGATTTTTGGATTAACACATTTCTATAATATGCCGAAGAAACGCTCAACACCCAACAGTGAGCTTCGGACTTCTCCTCTTCCCCTATCTCTCCATAAATATGGCAATCTCTCTGCCATTCAGACGTCTATGGAGAAGGTATGGGGTATTCGTGAGGCACAACCATTCTTTCCTTCTATTGAAAAACTCTTCAAAGTAGATGAACTGGAGAACCCTACTATTTATGGAATACGATTCAAAGATGAGATTAGCGCGGTTGTAGCAGATGACAAAATTAAACTAACAACTGGATCGGAGCGCGAAGTTCATCGCAAGGTAAGTATGATACTAAGCCCCTACAAATGGATGCAGGGGAAGTATGGTATGAATACATCTCTGCCTTCTACGACCGAACAAGCTGACCGTCTCAGACAGAAGCTTCAAACGCATAATAACTACGCCTATGTTGGCTCTCTTATCTCTGCTGTTCTGTCAGAATCCGGATGTGTTCATTTCCCTAAGGTCTACGGAGTCTTCTCTGGTATAAGTGCCTCTCACAAGATTGATATTTCAGACGACTACGGTGAGCTATGTGAGAGACCTTGGTTCTCCAGCAATATTGGAAAGACATTTGAAGTATCTCTTTCTGAGTCTGTGAAATCTCACCCAGAGTTCAGCCACACTCGGTCTGCTCGAGTGGAACTTCAGCTTGGTGAAGAGATTACTCTAGAAGGTCTCGATGTTATAGAAACTACACCTATAAGTGCCGAAGAAGCAGAGGTAACCCAAATCTTTAAGGATGAAGACGCAGACGATGGTGAATCTGATAGTTCATCTGTATCGACATCTTACGTATTTGCTGTTCGCTCTTGCGATTGTGATGACGATGAAGACGATGATGGAACATACGAAGGAGAAGATTCCGAAGAAGAACCCTTCGCATGGGCTACATTTAAGGATGTTCCGGTCCAAGTTACTGTGATGGAGAAGTGTCTCGGAACTCTGTATGAACTCATCGTGATGAACCCTGAACCTGAAAAGCATCTGGCATGGATATCTCAGGTTATATTCGCTCTTGCTTTTGCCCAGCGCAATTTTGGTCTGACTCACAATGACCTCCACGCAAATAATGTGATGTATGTTGAAACAGATAAGGAGTTTCTATTCTATAACTGCGGCGGAGTTCTATATAAGGTTCCTACGTTTGGTTACATCATTAAGATTATAGACTTCGAGAGAGGAGTTGCGTCTGTAAAGCTTGCTGGAATGAAGGAGTCAAAGCTATTTATGAGCGACCATTTCTCTCCTAATGAGGAAGCTGGCGGTCAATACAACTATCAGGATTACTACATTCCCAAGTTTCCTGAAATCAAACCTAGCCCGTCGTTTGACCTCTGTAGATTAGCTACTTCTCTTTATTTTGACCTATTTGAAGAACCGGATGAAACGAATCCTCTGTTCAGTATGTTTGTGCGTTGGCTCACGCAAGATAATGGTGAGAGCGTGATGTTCTCTAAGTTAGATGAGCATCACGATCGTTATCATGGATTCCATCTTTACAA